GCCAAATATACAACAAGGCAGGTGGAAAGGGACACCTGACGCGTTTACCGGACGCGGTTTAGAACGAAAAGTTAATAGTAGTAGATCCCGAACCCTTCAAAGGATTCGTTCAAATTCGGTAGCAACTTCACACAATCTATTCCCGCACTTGGATTACATCCGGAGTAGTATCGTCCAGAAAGCCCGCTTGGGAAATCAAAGGGTGACATAGGTACCTATCGTGACATTACTACAGTATCACTAAATGACTCCATGCCGATTCTTCGGTAAAACAGGAGCTACTAGTTATTAACTGGTAAAGTGGACAGGGGAAGCTAGATGGTAGGAGAGAAGAACTCAACATCGTACTCAACAGCAACATAGCCAAGAGTCGTGAGAGCTGTGGCGGTAACTCCCTCCGCAGCGACATAAAGAATAAACTGACACGTTTGAAGTGCGTTTGTTCCAGATTCGCCGTTCTGTACATTGTATCTTGGAAGGCGACTCAATGACTTGAGTCCTTGACAGCATGCGTCAGAGTAGATGTTTGCCATAGTTGATGAGATCTTTGCCATCATACTGATAGAAGTTGTTGGTGCAGGTTGAGCAGCATCATAATCCAGACAAAGGAGAACTTCACCCGTCTCTGTTGTGGCTTGATTAGCCTGAAAACAAACATTGACAGAGTGGAAAATATACTCAGCGAAAGCTGCAGCTATAGTTCCCAAACGAGGAAAATTTAGTGGTATAAGGAATAAACCCGGACCACCTCCTTGGAGATTCAACTGGGCAAAAGCACCGGTTAGGGCGGTAGCGGCGGTCGTAGAACTAATCAATTCACGACCTCGGACACGAAGACCACCTGGAGTAGAGGCACGAGAAAACTCCCAATAATTCTGAGGCGAGGTAGCAGTAAACTGACTCCTGGTCAGACTTAGTGAGGTATCTCGAATGGACCGTTGAGATGGTCCCTGGACAGATCTCAAGGGGTTATTGACCTTTTGAGTCTTCTTCTTTTGAATGTTCTTCTGCTTCACGCTTGAAGCGCTTTGGTTCTTGTTCATGATATGGGATACCTGATGAACTCAGGGACTATACATCGAATGATACCAGAGGCTTTCCCGTGTAGTCTCTCGACATTCCGCCCTCATTTAATGAGAAGCTTAGTACGGAACTATTAAGCACAAAAGCACCGTTTTGGGAAATTTAAATCATTCAACCCCATAGATAGTTTAACGTCATACCCAGGACCAAGAACCAACCCACGATGCCCCGGCTCTACTCCACGTAACAACCTGAAAAGGGTGCCGTTGGAATAATTGGAAGCCGGACGTGTTTCATCGATTTAAGACGAGATTTTCCCAAGCTAGTGGAAGGAGGAATATAATACTCTCCACACTTGTAATAAGGACGAGAGATAAAACTCAGTAATGGCTTAGGGACTATACCTGGTGAAGGAAGAGGATACTCATGCGAGAAATCCAAATTCTTCAGGGCCATTGTTGAAGCCAAAAGTAGTTGTCTCCGATCTACAAAGTGTTTCCAACCTAGTGGGCACGGAACTCCCATACCACCTAAACTTTTCGGAAGAAAGAGACTACGAGTCATAGTCCCGCCCCCACCCAAACGAATCTTACACTCCTCCCCAATCCGGGAACCATGTTGCTGGAACCATGACCCGAGTAATCGAGCCTGGCGTCCTGGAAGAGATCCCTCCAGAACCTTAGGGAGTAATTCACAGATTTTCTTATCTTTTAGGATCTGGTCCGTTTGGGATCGAACCTTAGAGATTCCAAAGAATAATCCGGAGTTCAAGTAAGTGATCTGATATGGGTGGATACCTCCTACAGGTAGGTCAATAGAGGTACTGTTGAGATTTGAATACCTTTCATGAGTATAAGCTTTGCCTACAGACATATCGAGTCCAAGTTTCTTACCCTTCTCCACATGTTGACTCCACAGATCTATTGGAGCACAGTAGAGTTGGTCGTCACCATTAATAAGGCAATGTGACTCCCGTTCTGAATCCGTCCAGCCCTGCTGGATCTGTTCAGTAACAGAGAGATATAGACCATAATTGGCGATGCATAGGATAATAAAACTTAAAATAGAACCCATAAGCTGACCGCGTTCCATCTTTTTTGACTGAATGCGAGCAGCATTAGGGTATATGAGCTCATGAGGGCCTAATACATCCCAGGCAAGCTGTTGAGTGAAGGGATCGAGGTATTTTGTTAGCTCTTTCA